GTTTTAATGATAAAATTTCTATAAAATCAAAATCTTGATCAAACTTTAAATTTACAGATTTATCAACACCTATGTCTGTTCTAATTCTATATGAATGTGGCATTAATTTCTTTTCTTCATAAATAGTTTATTTCCTATTTTAGAAAAATAATCCTTTTATTGAAAAAGGAAATTATCAAGAAAATGTTACTGAAGATAAATTAACAACGCTAACTCTTATATCTTTATTAGGGAACCTAACTTGGTACACTTGTGTTGGTTCTGCAAAGACAGTATCGGATATTAATTCTATTTGTTTTGTTGCTTGATTTGAGTATGGTTGTGATGTTTGTGAAGAGGAGTACTGACCTCCAATTTTATTAAATATTTGTATATCAGATATAGACAAAACTCCATTTTCTCCTTGTATTAATCTTCTTATTTCGGACACATTAACATTTTCCCCTAATTGTCTTGTTGTTGGCGACATGTAGGTTGATATAAGGTCAATTATTTTAGCAATTATCGCTCCTTGACTTTGTGATGAATCTAATACAACAGATACATCAAACCCTAAATCAATAACATTAGCACTTTCAACTGAAATATAATCATTAATCATTCTATAGTTAGATAGATAATTTGCAATATTTGTTTTTAATGCATTTGGAACAACAGAAGTTAATACTCCACTTGAATCGTAGGATAAAACTTTTATTTTAATTTTATTGTTTTCTTCGACTATAGATACTTTTGATGGTGCTCCAAATTGTGACGGCATATTTCTTAATAAAGAATCATAATCATTAACCGTAACCGCTCTATTTTGTGCGGAAAAATTAAAAGAAACAAAATTTCTTATTTCTTCTAATGTTGGTATTCCAGCTCCCCCAACCGCAGCAATTGGGTTTGTACAACTTAACGAATTAACCGTACTTGTGTTATAATTTTCTGAAGGACCATTAACAAAAAAATTACTTTTTTGTACTTGAGTTATTACACCAATACCAACGTTACTTGATATTCCACCTCCAACTCTATACTGAATAAATAAAGTTGAGTTTGATTTTAATGTATTTCCTAAACCTAAATTATTAACATACTTATTTATGTTTATTGATTGTCCATTTCTTGCAAATTCTCTTAGCTGATCTTCAGCCGAATTATTACCTCCACCAAAAGTAAGTTTCATAAAACCTTGTGGTGTGTATTCAGTTATAAATTTACTACTTGTTGTAATATACTTACCTATTTTAATTCCAGGAGCATCTGAAGGTTTTGTTGGGTCTTCCACAAATACTCTATCATCAACTAAAGCCCTAACTTCGTACCATCTATTATTTGGCGATAAGAATTCTTGATCTGATGGTACATTACTATACGAAGATCCGTCTTTAACTATAACACTTGTAACTCCCAAAACATTTCTTTCAGGTAAAAACAATTCAAAGAACGGTCTTACATCGTTGGCGGTTATTGTTCTTTTAAATACTTTTGTTAAACCATTTAAAACCACCTCTCTTTTAGTGACCGTATAATTTTGTATTATTCCGTTTGCGTCTATATTTGGTCTTACGATTCTTGAATTTGGTTGTCCTTCTCCATTATATTGGGATGAAAAGTCAATATCATATACTGTTTCAAAAGATTGTCCGGCACCATTAACTTGAGTACCTCTTCTTAATATACCACAATATCTGATGTCTTCTTTATCTCCAAAGGCCGGAACTACTATTGAAAAATCTACCAAAGAAATTGATGGTCTTTGTCCAGGAATTTTAAGTCCGTATGTTCTTGCAATATTAAAAAGAGATGTTTTTTGTTGTGCGTATTGTAAAACGGTTTCTTGTATACTTCTATCTATCTGATAATTAAGGTTGTCCGCAACCGCAGCGTTTAAATCCATCAACACAGAAAAAACAGAAGCGTCGTTAAAATTTTGTATTAATTCAGGATAGTAAGTTTTAACATAATTAACTAATTCTGTTCTAACTCCTTGGAAGTCTCTTACTGTATATGATATTTTTTTATCTGCCATATTATTAAATATTTAAAATAATGAAATCACTACTATTAAACGATTCAGATGTTATCTTATAATCTATCCTAACTCTAGCGGTGTGTTCTTTTTGTGAGATGTTGGGTACCGTAAACTCCCTCTGATCATCTCCATTTATGAAAGTTCCTTTATTTTCAAGTTCTGTGGACGCATCAGTAATTTTTACATTTGTTATTAAAACACCTGGCATGAACTCTTCAACAGAATCTCTTATTTCGGCCTCAATCTCCGCAAATGTCGGTCCATCTAATGGTTCAAAAATATATTCATAAAGTCTTGTTCCAAAATCAGGTAAAAAATATCTACTTCCTTTTCTCGTTAATAATAAATGTATTAAATCAGTTCTAACTTCTTCTGAAGCATAATCAGTTAAATCTAAATATTTTCCATTAAAAGAATCTCTAAATGGAAAAGTAATACCATAAGTTAAGCCATTTGCCATATTTAATAAATATACTATCCAGATATTTTATATAAATAAAAAAATCACTGATTGGTCAGTGATTTTTCTTGTAGGTTTGTAGTTCCTCTTTCATGTTTTGGTTCATATGGACAATGTAAACATCCATTACCACAACATCTTTTTCTTTTTTTATGATATTCTTCGGTCATAACCATTCTACCTTGATTATTATAATAAAAATCATCTTGTTGTAGTTTAGGACCAAACTCTCTAACATATAATTGTTGTACCCAATCTTTTGAAGCTCCTACGTTCATTTTAATTTCTTTTTCTAAGATTATAAAACGCTAACAATACTTGATATGTTAGCGTTATATTATTACCCCAAGTTACTTTCATTGTTATACAATTTCACAAGCTCCACCAGCACATGCGGCTTCACCTCTAAGGTCTGTATTATCTTGTAACTCAATTACCTTTGTTAGATCAACATCTTTTAATGTTCCCAATAATCTATCAAAATCTTCTTTTGTGCAATCTTCAAATGGTGCTTGTGTGTATGTTCCACCATTATATGGTAATACAGATAATCCATTATAAAATTTACGATTATTCCACATCCATTCACCAACCAATTCCCATTCGTCTTCTTTAACTGAAACTGTTGCGGATACGTTATGCGTATTTTGTCCTGTTCTATGTCCATTTTTAATCCATTCTTGTGCAACTTTTTTAACTCTCTCTAACATTTGAAATACTGATTCATACCTTAAAATTGATCCTTCAGGAGCGTGTTGTGGGATGGTAATCACTGCAGTGTCATGTGGGCGGAAATACTCATCTTCAACTAATTCTGGGTGATTAATTGCAAGGTATGTGTAAATTGCCTCATTTTTTCCAACACGGATTCTTCTTAAATAATAGTCATTATGCCAAGCGTGAATTCCTGAAGATGTACCTAAAACTAAAGATGAGGTACCTGAAGGTTTAACTGTAGTTGTTCTTGCGGATTTATTAATACCAATTAGTTCTGCAACTCTTTCGTTTTCTTGTTTAACCGCCTCTGCCGCCGCCTTCATATCGTATCCTAAGACAACACCAGAACCAATACCCGTCATTCCAACTCCAATTAAAGCGTCTTTTTCTGTTGTTCTTTTCCAAACATCTCTCAAATAATGGAAGTCTGTATAACCCGCTTGAAGTGTTCCAATAAATGCGGCACCCTTTACTCTTTCTTCAAAATCTTCTTGTGATTCAATATCTGAAGCGTTAACCTCACAAAGATTACAGAATTGATAAGGTCTAAGTGCAATTTCACAACAAGGATTTGTTCCCCAATCTTTATCATTAGAAAGATAAATTCCTGGTTCTCCTGCTCCCGATAATTCAATACGTTTCCAAAGATCCATAAAGAATTCTTTTGTAATTTTGTGACGAAGAAGTACCGCTGAATTATTTGCTCTACCTCTTTGTGCATTTTGTTCCCACCAATTACCTGACTTACAAGAAATCATTTCTTCATCATCTGCGGAAAATAAAGATATAAGTGCCGCTCTTCTAATACCCCCGGCTAAAACCGCATCTGCAATATGACAAACGATATCATGAGTTTCAATTGGTGTTAATTTTTCACCATCATTTTTATTCTCAAATACTTTTGTAATGTTATGAATACAATCTTTTAATGGTTGGGGTCCTGGTGCTTTTCCTCCTGACGTAACAAGTAAGGCTCCCTTATGACGAACATCAGAGTAATCAAAAACAGGTGTTGATGATTTTGATCCCATATAAGATTCAACCAATACTTTAATTGCATCGGCCCATCCTTCAATAGAATCACCAATAAGGTATCTTCTTGTTCTTGTTGGGTTTGGTTTTTTAATTTCAGGTAACTTATCTACGTGATGTTTTTGTACCGAAAATCCTACTCCTGTCCCACCTAACAACAAAAACATTGTTTCTGAAAAGGCGTCAGTATGATCCACAGGTAAATAAGCACAGTTATAAACTCTGTTTGGTGAAATCTCAATTGGTTTACCTCCAAACTGTAATGATCTCATTGATGGAAGAATTTTTTTATCGTATACCATTTTATATACTTCTTCTATCTGGTCTTTAATGTTTGGGTATTTTTTTTGGTGCATCTCTTTATTTCTTGTTACCAGTTCTTCCCACGTTTCCCTTCTATTTAATTCAGGGACAAATTTAGCGTATTTCATATACACCGTAATATCACTTAATATTTTTTGTGAAATATCCATTTTATGTTAATTTAATTATTTTATTTATTATGATTTTTTTTGTTGTTCTCGTTCTTTTCTTTTTTCTAACAATTCTTTAACCCTTTGTCTTTGTCTTTCTTCTTTTTGTTCCTCAAGACCTAAGAATGTTGTTGTTGATTCAGTATCAATGTCAATCATTGCGTTATCAAATTTACAATTTTCAAAAACCACACCATCATCCCCAATACGGGACTTGGTAATTGCAATCGTGGCTAATTTCATTTCTTTTTGTTGTAATGTCTTTGCTACTGAAATAATAACGTGTCCTACTTGTGCCTTCTTAATCGAACCACCCATTTGGTCTGTTGTAACAACTTCAGACGAAATAGAAGCTCTATTTCCTTGTGTTGCCGTCCAACCAGCAATGTTTAATTCGTGACACATAGCTTCAAATCCTCTCATTACAGATCCTTCACTTTTCCACTCATCTCCTAAGTTTTTATCCGGAACAACACAATCAATGTAATCTAAAACAACCATATCTATTTTAACACCATCTGCAATCATCTTTCTAATTTCATTCTTAATTTGCAACATAGTTTTTGTGTCAGAAGGTAGTTTCTTCAAGATTAACTCATTTGGCATTGTTTCCTTGATTTCTTTTACTTTAGTCATCACCTCGTCTTTTTTTTCTGACAATTCGTCAGGGTGAATCTTTGTCCAAAGAGTAAAATGTTTTCTCTGTATCACTTTTGGGTTGTCTTCAAAGAATACTTGAAGTACGTTAAATCCTAGGTTAAACGCATGGTTTGAGATCTTTGTTAGAATGGTTGATTTCCCAACACCAGTTGGTGCTAATATCACACCTATTTCCCCTTTTGCCAATCCTCCTTTTAAAAGTCTATCAATCCCTGGTATTCCCATTGGGATTGGGTGTCTATAGTCGTCATCTAAGACTTGGTCTAGGTTTGAAAAGACATCTAACATTGATGTGTCTTTTGAACCGACAAGTAATGCGTCTCTAACTAATTCTTCTAGGGTATCATAGTTTTCAAATTCACCACCATCAATAATCTTTTGAGCCTTTTTCATAACCTTCTGTAACTCTTGTTGTTTACAGAATTTAAGTGCTTTTTCTTGTACAAAAGACACACCATCAATAGGTGCGTCTTTAATTTTCTTGACCGTATCAAGAACTACTTTAACCGCAGTTTCTTGTTGTAATTCTGATTTTGCGACTTGTTCTAAGGTATCAAATGATGGTGTGTGTTCATACTTTTTATAGTACTCTTTTATCATTTGAATGATGATTTTAAAGTACTTATTCTCAAAATAATTATTTTCAATAACGTCAATAATTGAGTGAGAAAAGTCTTTGTCTAAAATAATTTGGTTAAGTAATTGAATTTGGAAATTGTTACCGAGATACTCAAAATTTTTGTTTGTCGCCATATTTTTTCTTTATGTTAGTAATGATAAATACTACTACTTTTGAATAAATTGTGGATAAAAATAATTAAATTTTCTACCTGAAAAAATGTCAGTCAGGTCGGTTAATACCTGTTTTAGTTTTGGGCGTAGATCTACGGTGTATCTTACCTTTGGTGGGTATACTTTTGCGTCAAATGATCTCTGACAAATTGTCATGTTTTCTACCTTAATATAAAGGTTAAAAATTTCTTCACCTTCAGTTATTGATGTGTTCAACACTTCAGGATTTTCTGTAATTTCATATCTGTTTTCCAACATATAAACTACTGATCTCATTTTTAAATCGTACTTAAGTTCATTACAAAATGTTCTAATGTAATTATAAAACTCTTCTGATTTATGGGCGTTTTTATTAAACCCTTTAACATTAAAAAATCTTTGTACTACGATGTTGTCATTACACATTAGCAAAAACTCTAATTTTGTTACTTCTTGTTCTTTCATTTTCATTTTTTTGTTCTGTTTCTAAAATTTGTTTTTTCTTTTCTTGATAACTTTAAAAATGGTTTTAAAAAATTAACCCAAGCGTCATCTCCCTTTGGTAAAAATTTAAAGAATCCATCGTTCATCATCATTCTAATTAAATTTCTATGTCCTCTTCCATCAGGATCCAATGACTCGGAGTAATATAACTTAACTAATTCTTTACCTTCTTCAGAAATAAGTGGATTTGATAAATCTATTATTTTTTCATTAATAGTAAAAAACTCATCCCCAAATATTCCTTCTTTAGTTTTTCCGCTTAGAAGATTTTGTAAAGCAACATTTCCCTTTTCCTCTAAAAGTAACTTCTCTGCCTTTGTTAAAATATCGGTATATTTAACTTCAGTTTCAAGTATTTCGGGAAATAATTTCATAAATGTTTTTTCACCCAAATAAAAAATACCATCTATATTATCAGAATTATCTCCTGTTAATATTTTATAAGTTTTAACATTATAATGTGGGATCTCAGATTCATATATTTTAATCTTATCTCCGTTTTTAAAGTATTTTTTTTGTTGTGGCGAGTAAATGGTTACCATATCCGAGATCAACTGTGTAAGGTCTCTATCTGATGAAAAAATTGTTTTGTTCTCATCTTCCGATATTTTACAATAATATGCAATTAAATCGTCAGCCTCTGATTGTTCGACTTCTAATTGTCTAACAAACATTTCTTCAAGATATTGTTTTACTCTATTTTTTTGATTTGAGAATGATTGATCTTTAAAATCTTCTTCACTTTTTTGTTTACGATTAAGTTTGTATTTGGGATAGATTAAACGTCTTTGACTTGACGCAGTATCGCTATCCCAAAACACAACAACCTTATTAAAATTATTCTCTTCTAAGAATTTTCGTAAAGTATTTAAAAAATGCCAAATACCACCAACATGTTCAGTTCCGTTAAAAAAATCTTTAACTCCGTGAAATCCAATTTTTAATAAATTATTCCCGTCTACTAATAGGGTTTTTGTCATTTTTTTATCTTTACAGTGTTCTTACTCCACTTCTTCTTTTTCTGATTTCAAATCAAAGTCACCATCAACTCCGATTATTTCTTTCCAATATTCCGCATAATCTTTTTTGTATTGTTCGATCGATGCCTTTTCTTCCGACGCCTCTTTACCCGGTAAAAATCCGTGAGGTGTTACAATAATTTTACCGTCTTCAAATCCAAGTCCATTAATATGGTTTTTCATAACCGATACTTTTGTTCTTGATGCAAATTTAACAGTTCTTTTGTCTTTAGTGGCGGTAATTTTTGTTGTTCCCGCGCCTTTTTGATTTCCAAATAAAAATACCAAAGATGAATTTAACCAAATAGCCTCACCACCCTTTGCTTTAATTTTTGGTTGTCCAAATGGATTGTCTGGTAATTCAACCCAAGGTTGATTTACAATAATCAAAGTGTTTTCGTACTTTGAGTCGGCCTTTCTTGACCCAGAAATACGTTGGTTAATTCCCATACCTATTTTGTCGGCCAAGACACTTGCATTGTGTTGTTTACCTCCTTTACCTTCATAGGTCATTTTACAAGGAACAGAACCAACAGAATCCCACATGATACACAAAGAATAATCTAACTCACCTTTTTCTTGTGAATCTAATAAATCATTAATGTAATCTGTAATTTGTTCAATA